AACAACTTAATAACTGAATATGCAAAATCAACTAAAGACGAGCTGAAGTTTGGTTGCACGTTTGCAACTATGTCAGCTGATACGGAGATTGGATGCAAAATCCGTTTCCATTCTGCAAAGACAGCCTCTGCATTATGGGACGGAACAAGAAGCAGAATCCTCTGTGGTATGGCAATAATTGATACTGCTAGAGACGAGAAAGAGGAGAACACCTGGCGTCCATCTCTAATCAATTACTATACCGATGAATACATTATCGTACTGCATAGAAACGGTTCACAATGGACTGCCGAAAGACTTCCGCACTCAATGGGTAGACCTTTAATGGTTCCACTTATTTGGAACTCGACATCTGATAAACCGTTCGGCTCATCAAGAATTAAAGAGCCAGTAAGAAGGTTAATTCAGGGCTATGTAAGAACAATCGCAAATGCGACTATTGGGCTTGAGTTTGCAACTTCTCCGCAGAAGTATCTGCTCGGAGTTACCGACGATCAGTTCGACAGCATTGTTTCGGACAAGTTCAAGCAGTATGTTGGCTCGATAATTGCGACGACTACAAATCCTGAAACTGGAGAAAAGCCTACATTCGGTCAGCTCCAGCAGGGCAACATAAGTCCGCATACGGAGATGCTTCGTATTCTTGCTACGCAGTTCAGCGCAGCGACAGGATTAACTGTCACCGATACAGGCGTTGTTAACGATGCGAATCCAACATCAAGTGATGCAATTCTTGCTCAGTCGCAGACACTCGTCTTAATGGCAGAACAGCTCAACCGTGGCAATGGCGATTCCTTAAAGACTATCGCCCTTATGGCTCAGGCTATTGCACAGAACAAAGCAATGAGTGAGCTGACTGACGAGGAGAGAAACATCGTTGCTCACTTCAAGAATCCCGCAATGCCATCAGTAGCGCAGACCGCAGATGCTGCAGTTAAGATTGCAACTGCTCGTCCAGAGTTCGCAACAACCGATACATTCCTCGAGATGATTGGATTCGACCAGGCTGATATTAGAAGAATCAAGGCGCAGGAGTCTAGAGCGCGTGGACAGAACGTACTTCTTGAAATGGAGGAATAGCAGATGAAAGTCAAGGCGCACAGCTTGGAGAGGTATACGGCAAAGCTCAAGCAGATTGATGAAAGATGCGCCGAAGAAGTTCAGGCTTATTTACTAAAGCGCAAATTCATTATAGACAACGACTTCGTCAGATATGCACACGCACTACAAACAAAGTATGGCGAGGCTGCAGCCGAACTTGCCTGCCAGATGTATGACGAAATGGCAGAGGCATATATGGCAAGCGGCGGGAAGAAATTGATACTCCCCGCAGAGCCTGCGGTAACAGCCACAATACAAGAAACAGCAAAGACTGTGTATGGAACAGCAAAGAAATCACTCACGGAAATCCCACAAGCGGTTAGCTTACTAGCTAAACGAACAGCGCAGGACACAACACTACAAAATGCGCTTCGTGATGAAGCTGAGTTTGCGTGGATTCCACAAGGCGACACTTGCGCCTTCTGCCGTATGCTCGGCTCAAATGGTTTCCGTAGAATGAGCAAGAAAGCTTTACGAGGCGGACACGCAGAACATATACACGCAAATTGCGACTGCACCTATGTTGTTAGGTTCAACTCAAGGACGACGTTTGAAGGATATGATCCTAACTCATTAAGGCAAGATTACTACGAAAGCGGTGGACTTCGTGGACTTGAGCGGAGAGTTTATGCAGAAAATAAAGACGCAATAAACGCAAGGCGTAGAGAATTATACGCAGAAAAGAAAATGTTAGATTCAAGCGGGGAGTAGCTACCTCGCTTTTTCTATACCAAAAGTTACTTGTGACTTGCACAAGGATTTTACTCACCATTAGGAGGTTAATTATGGCAGAGAACGAAACTGTAAAGATGGACAACGAGGTTACTTCACCAGAAGAAAAGAAGGAAGAACGCACTTTCACGCAGGACGAACTTAATAAAATCGTTCAGGAGAGAGTAGCAAAAGAAAGAGCTGGCATTGAGGAACTCAAGGCAAAGGCTTCAAAGTTAGACGAAATAGAAGAAGCCAATAAGAGCGAATTACAGAAGGCTAACGAGAAAGCTGAATCACTCGAAAAAGAACTTGAGGGAATGAAGAAAGCTAATGAATTACAGGCAATTAAGTTAAAGGTCCAGGAGGAGACGGGCGTAAGTGCAAGCTACCTCAACGGACAATCCGAAGAGGAGTGCAGAGCAATCGCCAACAACTTCAAAGCGTTTGCGGAAGCAAATAAAACGCCTGTTGCTCCAATCGTTAGAGACGGCGGAGAGTCAACTCCTATAACAATGACAAAGGAGTCAATCCTCAACGTTAAAAACGAAAGAGAGAGACTAAAACTAATCGAAGATAACATTGAATTATTCAAGTAAAAGGAGAAAACAAAATGTCAAATTTCAAGATTAAGGCAGAAGCGCAGAGCTTCAATATGGTAGCAAAGTTTGAGACAGACCTTCATAATCTGCTCGCAATTATGGGTAAGGAAGAGGCAACAGTCCTCGCTCCCGGAACTGCTTATCAGATCTACGCATCATCAGGCACACTTTCAACTGCAACAGTTAACCCAAAGGGACTTATTCCAGATAGCAATATCTCAATGGGAGACCCAACAGTTGCAACTATTACTTATATGAAGTATAGAAACCTCGTAGCTATCGAGGAAATCGGCAAGAAGGGCTATGCAGTGGCAGTTGGCGGAGCTAACAACTCAATGCTCAAGCAGATTCAGGCAAAGGTTAGAAAGTCCATCGTTGACGGCCTTGCTAACGGAACAACTGTTGTTGAGGTTGCATCCACAACTTCATTCCAGGCTAGAATCGCAAAGGCTGCTGCCCAGGTGCAGATTAAGTTTGAGGACGAGGCTTGCACTCCAGTATTCTTTGCTAACCCAGTAGATGCTTACAACTATCTCGGAACAACTAACGTAGGTCTTGCACAGAACTTCGGTCTGTCATACCTCGAGAACTTCATGGGAATTGGCGATGTAATCATCGACTCCAACGTACCACAGGGAACTGTATATGGCTCAGCAAAGGAGAACCTCGACGTTATTTCTGCTGACATTAGAGCTATCGAGGGAATCGACCTCACAATGGACGGAAGCGGAATCATCGGCGTTCACAACGGAACTGACTACTCTTACGGCGCACTCGAGGCAGTATGCTACTGCGGTCTGTGCGTAATGCCTATCTTCGCAGATAGAATCGTTAAGGTTGTAGACGAAGAGGAAAGCGAGTAATCTATGGCAAGTTATGCGACAGTTACCGACGTCGAATCGGGCTTCCGCACATTAAGCACAGGCGAGCGAGCAGTATGTACTGCGCTTCTTGGTGAAGCGGGTATCATAATTGATGCATATAACTTCGATGCCGAAGTCGCGTCAAAGAAGCTCGTATCTTGCAGAATGGTGCGACGCGCAATCGGTTCTGGAGAAGCTGACGCATTTCCGCTTGGAGCAACTCAAGGAACCGTTTCCGCTTTAGGATATTCTCAAACATTCACATTAGCTGGTTCAACAGGTGAGTTGTATCTTGCAAAACTAGAAAAGAAGTTGCTGGGAGTCGGTAATAAAATCGGCTCCCACAGCCCAATCGAGGACTTATGATTAAGGGTATAACAGTAAAACTGCACGTAAAAACGCAAAGCTCTGCTGATGGCTTTGGTAGGCCCACCTATACGACTACGAAGGTGGACATCGCCAATGTGCTAGTCGGGGAGCCGTCGGCCTCCGAAATCAAGGAGAACAACGACCTCTACGGAAAGCGGTTAGCATATACGCTCGCCATCCCGAAAGGCGATGCGCATACGTGGACCGATACTTACGTTGAGTTTTTCGGGCAGACGTTTAGAACTTTTGGACCAGTAACGCAAGGCATAGAAGAGAATATCCCGCTACGATGGAACAAGAAGGTGATGGTTGAGTTTTATGTATAACCATACGATAAAAAGGCCTAACGCAACGTTTATAACAAATGGAGCTGGGTTTGTTGAGTTAATGAATAGCGCAGCAGTGCAAGAGCTTCTTCGTGAAGAAGGCACAAAGCGCGTAAATGCGCTTACGGACGGGGCAAAAATCTATAAGGCAGAAGTGCTGACAGGAAACACCAAAAGCACAGTTATTATTTCAGCAGATTCATACGAAGCTAAACTATCAAACTTAAAGAACAATGATTTACTAAAGGCACTATGATAGAGAAGATTTTACTTGATTATATGAAAACGGAGATGTACCCCATCCCCGTATATATGGAAGAGCCTGTAAGCAAGCCTTCGAAGTATGTGCTTATTGAAAAGACAGGCTCAAGAGAAGAGGACTGCATACAGACGGCGACATTTGCGTTTAAGTCTTATGCAGATTCACTTTATAATGCGGCGGATCTAAACGGGGACGTCAAGCTCGCGGTTTGCGGAGCAATAGACCTTCCTCAAGTGTTCTCTGCAAAATTAAATTCAGACTATAACTTTACAGACACGACCACGAAGCGCTATCGCTATCAGGCCGTGTTTAATATTACTTATCAGGAGGAAACTATATGAGCAATTTAGTTAGTGCGGCAAAGCCTGGCCTTTCAGGTGTAGCTCACTTTGCGCCAACAGGAACAACCCTCCCAACGAGCGCAACATCCACTCTTGGTACTTCCTTTACTAGCCTCGGCTACATTTCCGAGGATGGTATCAGCAACGCTGTATCAAGAAGTGTAGAAGAACTCAAAGAAATGGGTGGCAAGGGTGTGTTGACAGTACAGACAGAGTTTACTGACACATTTGCCTTCACACTTATTTCTTCAAAGAGTATTGATGTTAAGAAGGCTGTTTACGGCGACGATAAGGTTACTGGCTCTCTTGCAAATGGAATTGCCACAACTGTATCTGCCGATGAGCTTGATTACAAGGTTTGGATTTTCGACATGATTCTTTCCGATGGCGACGTTCACAGAATCGTTATTCCATCAGCAAAGGTATCAGAGGTTGGAGAAATCGCTTACAAGAACAGCTCTGCTATCGGCTACAATGTAACGCTGAAGGCACAGCCTATTGGCACAACTAATTCATACCACTACGAGTACACACAGACTCCACCAGCAGAGTCCGAGTAGCCTTGTATTAAAGGAGGGTGATTATGCTTAAAGGGAAACTGTCGGATGGTTACGAGTTTGAAATTCTCGAAGAGTCATTAAACGACTGGGAAGTAATCGAGGCCATCGATGAAGTTGAGGAATATCCTCAAAGAATTGTAACAGTAGCCAAAAGACTCCTCGGAGACAAAGGCTACAAAAAATTAAAAGAAGAGTGCAGGGTGGACGGCAGAGTCAAGTTTGACACTATGTCGCAGAAAGTTTTTGAGATTCTTGAATCTTGCGGTGAAACAAAAAACTGATAGCCCTCGCCAACCTAATACGCCTCGGCGAAGATGAGCTTATATGCGACTTTGCCGAGGTTTATTCTATATATGACTATAAATCATATTCGCCAAGACTAATCTCAAAGTTGGCGGTTGGCTTGGGGGTAAATTCAAGAATTAGATCTAAACAAATGGAGCTCCCTACGGACCTAACCACAATAATTATTGCGGGCATAAGCGATAACATTAGCAATTATATGTGGTCGCTTGGCGGTGCGGTAGGCGATGCTCCAGGCACTCTTGTTAAGAGATTATTTCAAGAAGAAACGGAAGAAACTCCAAAGCGGTATAAATCATTTACTAGCGAGGAAGAACTTCTTAATACTTTATATAAAGGAAAATAGAGATGGCAGGAACTAATTTAGGAACGGCGTATATTTCGATTATGCCGTCAGCGGGCGGACTCGGTAACTCGATAGCAAATGAAGTGAGTGGCGCGGCAGGCCCTGCTAGTAAGGCTTTCGGTTCGAGTTTTGTCGGAAAGCTAAAAGGAATTATCGGAGCGGCTGCGATAGGCAAAGTGGTGGTGGACGCTTTCAAGCAAGGTGCGGCCCTCGAGCAGTCTATCGGCGGCGTTGAGACGCTCTATAAAGATTCCGCAGACATTATTAAGAATTACGCAAAAGAGGCGTGGAAG